ATTTATCATAATAAATCCCTTTTATCTTGAACTTTCCTTCAGCAACACCCGAAAAAGGATCATAAACAAGATTTGAAAAGAATTCACCTTCCATTCCACACCATGAAACAAAATTACTTCTTTTCAGCTTTTTAACATCATTAACACACAAAAGAAATTGTTTTGCATCATATTTTTTGTATTGTCCATGCTCTCCATTTATCCAATCTGTTACACCGTTGATGTTCGGAACAAAGCTTTCATAATAATGAAAATGTTTCCAAATGTATTCAGCATTAACAATGTCAGCGTTTCTTTCATCAAGCCTGTTTTGTCTTGCTGATTCACCTGAAGCAACAATTCCTTGAAGATTTGCAAGGTTGTCAGGATCAAACAAACCAAAGAATTGAGGTGCTAATAAATAAGCAGAATCAATCGGTTCTTTTGTGCTTAGTGTGTAAACTGAATCAACAAGAATCATTTTATCAATTTCAAATTCATCTTCTTCAGTTATCAGCATTCCAATTCTGTCTGATATTAATTCACTGAAATCAGGAACTGTCAGATATGGAACATCTGTGAATGCTGAAGGTGTTCCAATTGAAAATCCATTTAAGTCAATGCCCGGTAAAGAATCAATTGCACTGATAATGTCATTTGTAATATCAATAAAAGTTGTTGCAATGAATGTTGCTTGCTTCATCTTCACATTATGCTGAAATACAAATTCATTGATTATTGGTTCAACAGCTGTGAACAACTTATCAAGCATTATTTCACTTTTATTCAGTTCAGTTTTTCTTGTACCTCTCGCAAAAGGAATTGCAATTTCTTTCAAACCACTGACCAAAAGATTTTTTCTGTTCTTAATTCCTGAATCGGGTGGTGTTATGAATTCATTGAATTCTGTTCCATGATAATTTTGAATAGTATTTATTTCAGAAGGATCTAGTGAAAAGAAAACACTATAATTTGAAGTAAAATCATCAGAATTAAATGTCCATTCATCAATATCAACTGGATCAAGTGTGACACGATCAGAAAAAGGTTTGTATTTCTTCTTTTCAAGCCTGATCACTGGTGGTTTTCCATCAACAGGATCTTCAAGGAATTCTTTCAGATTGTATGTTCTTTTTATTCCTGTGATTAATGTATCAAAGTCTTTATCATAATAAGCTGTTTGATCATCACTTGGTGTTGTGAAACCCTTCAAAACATTCACATTTAATCCTAATATATCAAGAATTATGTTGTTGTTTGGATCATCATTGAATGGAACTTGTCTTCTTTTCGGCAAAATGTATATCTGATTGAATGGATCTTCATCAAATACAGTTGATTTGAATTCATAACCTAACCATGAATAACCAACAATCATCATGTCACGAAGCTTCATTGCTTTGTGGTACTTCACAGGCTGAACAATTAAATTGTATAACTGTTCAAGGATCTGAATTGAAGCAAGTGAAACTGAAACAGCCTTCAAGAAGAAAGGAATCATTGCGATCCATTCACCCCATTCAAAAGAAGAAGCGTTGACAATCTTATCAATTAATTCATCAAGCAAGTTTTCAATTTCAATGACCAAAAAAGCTGTTGAAAGAAGTGTCATGAAGACTTCAGCATCTTTTGGTGCATTCTTACAGTATGGAATATCAATGAAGTTGAAGTTTGAATGATTCCATCCAGCCCCTTCACGAAGATATTCGAAGGTGAATTTTCTGTTTTGTTTTAGTTGATTAAGTCTGTCAATTGCTGGAATTGTTTCACGATCACAAGAAATTGGATTTGCATCCTTGACAGCAAGTAAAAATTCAAGTGTGTCAGCAATATTTCCTTCACCATTCACATCAAGTGTTGCTTCAGCACCTTCAAAAAAGTGTTCAGTTCTCCAAGCATCAAAGAAAGCTTTGTGTTCTTTGGTGAATTCCCATTCATTTATGCTGACATCTACTTCAGGAAGGTCTTTATCAAATGAAATATCATATTGAAGTTCAGGAAGGTTTGCTGGATATGGAACTTCTGTTCCTTCTATCTTGAATACTGGATCACTCATATCTTTTTCTTAAACTCTTGATGTGTGATTATTTGCTTGACTCCATTTTTTGTCCTGATCTTCATTGCGTTTCCAAGTTTATCAAAATCAAGTGTTTCATGTGGAATGTTTTTGACAGCATCCTTCACTGACTTCATATCATTTGACAACTGACTGAAACCCCTTTCAAGTGAAGTCATTTCATTTGATTTTGATTCAATGTCAATATTTGGATTTGTAGCCATATTTTGAAGAACCCACCCTTCAACATTTCCTGTGTTCATCGCACCGATCAATCCTGAATAAGTTGTATTTGCATCTTTTGTCGCAACACCTTCATTGTCATGTAGCATCCAAAGTCTTCCACCTTTTCCATCTAAACCACCACCAGCAATTGTTCCAGTGTCTTCAGTTCCATCATAAGCAGAACCAACAGCAAGATTTGCAAGTGCTTTTGCACCGCCTTTGATCACCGCAACTGTTGCAACATCTTGAAGTGCTTTTGTTGGTGCTGTGTCAGGATCTTCTTTTGCTCTGACTTGTACAAAGTTTAAGTATGCAAGTGCTAGTGCTTCACCTTCTTCAACCAATTGTCTTCTTTTCTGAACTTGTCTTCTTTCAGCTTCTATTTCAGCGAGTTTTTGACGTTCAAAGGATGCTTGATTTTCAAACCCTTGTTCAGCAAGGCTTTGTTGATTAGAAAGATTTTCCCTTGTTGCTGCTTCTTCATCATCAAGACTATCAAGTCTTTTGTCAAAGGCTTCATCAAAAGCATCACCGAAGATTTCAGTCATTTGTTGTGCTGTTTCAACAGCGTTTACAATTCGTTTCTTCTTCAAGTCAAGTTCAGCATCAATGATTGCCTGATTTGCTTTTTCAACATCGTCAACCCTTCCTTGTTCAAGATTTGCAATGTCATTTTGAAGCTTCTGTTGAATTGTTTCACGTTCTTCAGCTGTAAGTTCATCATTTGTTAATATGTAATCAGCTTGATCTTCCAAAGCACGTCTTTCAAGGTCATATCTTGTGTTTAATAATTCAAGCTTTCTTTTGTCAGAAGTTCCTTCAAGTGCAATTTCTTTGTTGATCCTGTCAATTTGTGCTGAAATCTGAAGTTGTTCTGTTTTGTTTATAGCATCAAGCCTTCTTTGAAGTGTTTTGTCTGCTTCAATTTCTGCTTCATCACCTAATGTTTTAAGCCTTTCAAGTTCAACTTCAGCTTCTTTCAAATCAATCTTCAGTGAAATGATCTGATCTTCACCAGTGGCTTGATCAACTGCTTTCTTTAATTTGTTTACAACCTTGATTTGTTTTTCAATTAATCCATTCAATTCATCAGTTTTCTTCTTTGATTCCTCTGTTGACTTGTTCAGTTCTTCATTCTCTTTTGTAACCTTGCTAAGTGTTTCAACATAGTTTGAATATAATTTTATCAATTCTTTGTTTGTTGAAACATTTGCAAGTGCTGAATCACGAAGATTCCAAAATTCACGAAGTGAGATTCTTTGAACCTTTATAAATTCACTATACTTTTCTTCAATTTCTTCTGTTGTTGCGTTTAAATCACCATAATCTTCATTTATAACTGAAGTACTTAATGCAAGACCTTCTTGAACTTGCTTCAGTGCAATTTGTGCTTTTGCTAGTTTATCAGCTTTTGTTGCACCTTCATCAAATGACTTTGTGAAGTCTTGAAATCTTTCATTTGCTTTTTCAAATCCAGTTTCATCAACTTGTGCATTTAATGACAATAGTGAAAATCTTACATTATCAATTCCAATTGCAAGTTTGTCAATTGTTTTTATAAACACTTTAGAAAGAAAACTATCACCATTTTCAACACCAAGAATAAATGATTCCCATGTTGAATCAAGTATCTTCAACTTAGCATCCATTGATTCAAGTTGCCTATTTGTCAAATCTTCAAGTGAACCACCAGCATTTTCAAATTCAGCTGTAAGATCAGCAACCTTTTCTGTGTTCGCTGCTAAAATAAGCCCTAATGCAGCCGATTCTTTGCCGAACAGCTTACTTGCTAGTGAAAGAAGTTCTTGTTCGTCAGCACCTCTCGCTGTTGCTTCATTTACCTTTTCAAGTGCTTCTTCAAGACTTGATCCTTCATCAGCTAACTTCAAGAACGTTGTTGACATCAATCTTCCAGCCCTTGCAGCCTTGATTCCATTATCAACAAGAACACCAAGAATTGCACCAGTTTCTTCAAATGAAACACCAGCTGCTTTTGCTACTGGTGCTAAAAAACCAAGTGCATCTTTGATTCTTTGAAAATCAAGTGCTGTTGATGTTCTTATCTTTGCAATAATATCAGCAAATTCACCAGCACTTTCAGCACCTTTTCCAAAAGCGTTCAATGTTTGAACTAATAATTCACCAGCTTCTTCACTTGTTGCTTCAAGTCCAATTGAAAGATTGTTAATCGGTTCTAATAAAAGAAGAATTTCACCTTTTGTTTTACCAAGTGTCACAAGTGTTGTTGCTAATTTTGCAACCTCGTTTGATGTCTTGATTGAAGAACCAGCAACACGAACAATTGCTTTTTCAAGATCAGCAACTTCTTTTCTTGACTCTCCAAGAATTGCTGCAAGATTTACAATTTCTTTGTCAAACTCTCTGATTCTTTTGAAAGTGTCAGTTATTACACTCGCAAATAATTGAATACCACCAACCAATCCAAATGCCCCGACAAATCCCTTCAGTGCTGCACCTGAATTCTTAAAAAGTTGTGGATAGTTACCAACATTTCTTTGAAAACGTCCGTTTGTTTTGTCAACTCTTTTAAGTGCTGAATCTAATTTTGTTATTCTTGAAGTTAATTTTGTTAATTCTTTTGTTTCTTGCCTTGTCAACTTGTTTCCAAGTTCTTTTTTCAATGAAAGGTCTTGCTGTCTTTTAATTAGCTTGTTTAATTCAGTCGAAGTCTTTGAATAGATATTTATTAATCCAAGACTTTCTTTTGCAATTTCTTTGTTAACCTTGTTTTGCTCCTGAAGTTGTACCTTTAATTTTGTGTTGACATCAATTCTTGATGAATTTGCTTCCTTTAACTTAGCAAGCAGCTTGATTCTGTCTTTTTCAGTCCGTTCAATGGCTTTTTGTGCTTCATTGAATGCAGTGAATGACTTTGATGCCTTTGTTGTTCCTGAAGCAAGCTTTTCAACATCTTCAATTCCTTTGAATTTAATTCCTTTCAGTTCGGTTTTAAGGTCAACAAATTCTTTCTTCAGTGCAATGACTGAAGTCTTCATTTCATCAGCTGAAAGTTTTACATCACCAAAAGGATCTTTGACTGATATATCTTTCTTATTTATCTGTTTTGCCATTGATGCTCTTTAAAATGTTAAACCATTCAACAACTGATTCTTTCTTGAAGTCAATGTGTCTTCCTTGAAGCTTTTCAATTTGTGGTTTCAATTCATACAAATTTACATCAATTTCTTGTTCAATTAATGAAGTCAACTGAAGTTTTGCAATTTCCATCTGTGCAATGACCTTTTTATCATTGGTAATCAAATAATCAAGTTGATGAACAGCAATTTCTTTTTTCTTCTTAAAGATAGCTAATGAAGACTTTGTGAAACCGAACAATTCAATATATTGATTCATCAAATCATGATAAATTTCATGAAGCAAAGGAAGTTCAAGTGCTGTTGCTTCTCTTTTATCCTTGATTAGTGATGCAAAATCACCTTCTTTATTAACTTGAAACCAATTATGGACGGTTACATCATAAAGACTTGTAAAACATTGGTTTTTAAAATCAGATTCCTTTGAAGATTTCTTCAAGAATAATTGGAATAATTTTTTCATAAGTTTTATCAATTAGTTTCTGAAGATTTTCATCTGTTAATCCAAGAATATCTTCACCGTATTCAACAAAAAGATCAGTTCCATCTTCTTTGACAGCATCAGCATCAAAATGATTGCATCATTTGTCACTGTAATGTTAAAAGACTCGTAGAAATCACCTGAATCAAACAAAAAGATTGGTTCACCAGCAATTTTTCTTTTCGTCTTTCCTTCGTAGTTGAAAGCATTTGCACGATCACCATTCAAGATTGTTTCTGTTGTTGGTGAATAACCATCTAATGAAACACCAAGACTGTCAATCCCTTCAAATAATTGATCTGAAAGGTTTAAAATCCTGATAAAGTCTTGAAACTTTGGATCTGAAAAAATAGCAAAAAAAATCCGATCAGAATTCAATGCTTTTGCATTGTTTGCCAATCGGATTAAATTTTCAAGCATTTTATTTATTCTTTCGTGCTTTCTTTCTTCTTTGGTGTCACTTTGGTTTCTGCTTTTTCTTTCCTTCCAGCAAATTCACAAAGCATCTTCCATTTTTGATCAATTATCACTTTGTCATGCTTAGACAAAATCTGTTCAAACCTTTTCTTTGAAACCTTATTTGCAAAGGCTTCAGAAAAGTTGATGTTGAAGATTGAAAGTTGTTGTTGTTTCTTACTTTCCATCTGATTATGCTATTGCTGTAACAACATCATCAATTCTTTTGATGTCGTATATTGATTTAACAGTTTCAGAACTAGTTCCACGAGGTACAAGATTCTTTCCAACTGTTTCAACACCAGCAAAAGTTGCTTTGTAAGTTCCATCAGGATCTTCAGCAATTGCACCAGTTATTGCAACAACTGCATCATCAGTCACATTATAGATTTCTAAATCAGCTGCAAGTCCTGTTGCTGGAATTTCATCATTTAATTCACCATAACAAGTTTTTAAGTCAAAAGTGAAATCATTAACAGTTGCAACACCGTTTGATAATTCAACATCAAGCAAACCTTTTCTTTCAGTCAAATCTTCATCAGATTCAGTTCCAATATAAGCAACCTTTGTATCAAGTTCAGTTGATTTGAATTCAATTGTCACTAATACTTCACCAGCTGTTCCACCTTGAACTGAACTATTGATCACTGTTGTTGAAAGTCTTGCAACTTTACGTCCACACAAATCACCGTTTGAATCCATTCCAACTAAGTTCCCACAATCAGTAATGAAATACAAGATTGAATCCTGACATTTATTATCAGCAAATTTCTTTGCAAGTTGATTTGGTTCATCAGTCACAATTGAAATTGTGTACCCTCTTTTTCCTTTTGATAAAGTTCTTGTGATTCTTGGATCAGAAGTGTCAGTGATATCATCTTCAGTGATTGGTGTCACCTTTGTGATTCCCTGAACTGTCAACCATCTATCAACAACAGATTGATTTCCAAATAATCCATCAAATAAAGCTTTGTTTGCATCTTCAGTTGATAAAACACAGTTTTTTTCACCGTCTTTCTTTAATTCGTTAGCAAGTACCATTGAAACAGCTTCACCAGCACCACCACACAAAGCTGGTGTTCCGAAGTTTGAAAGGTTTGCAGCATTTAATTTACACATCTTATTTCTTTTTTTATTTATTTAATACAAAACTACAAAAAAACCTTATTTAGAATGGTTCTAAATAACAATTTTTTTCACTCTTATGTTATATTGAAACGATCTTTTGTAATTAAAACGACCATAAGCACCGCCAAACAAGCGAACCATGACGAAATATAAACCAGCAAAAAAGAATTTCTTGTTCTTTAATACCTGATAAAACATCAAATCAGCTTCTTTTCTTGAAATCATGTGATCATTTTTGAATTGATAAAGGATGTCATGAAGCATTGATGCAAAGTATGTGATTGGTTTTTCTGTTGATGGTTCAATTCTTCCATCAGGTGTTCCAATTACCAAATCAAGCACTTCATTCTTTGGACTGCAACCATCCCATGAATAACCATTCAGGTTTGAACCCTTCACAATGATTGTTCCATTTCCATCAATTGACAACCATTCATTATCAAATTCAGAATGAAGAACGTTGGTTCTGAAAATCACATTGCTGTGTTCTGTGTATTTATAGACATTGTTTTTCACAAGGAAATCTTTTATATTTTATTACTGAATTAAATTCAACACCCGACATCATATCGGTGAAGTATGAAGACATAACACCTAAATCTTTTTGATAAACACCAAAGTTTGCACGAGGAACAGTTGAAAAGTCTTCTAATTGAACAAAGTGTTTTCTGTCTTTGTTGATTTTCTTTCTGAATTCGTTTGCAAGTGCTTTCATTGGATCAATCACATTGTTCTTGTGTTGGTCTGTTGTCCATCCAGCCCAATCAGCTGAATCAAGGAAGAAGATTTTTGCATTATATTCAAATGATATTGGTGAACCACTGTGTTTTTCATGATGAAGTTCATTCAATGTTTCCCACAAATACACTGTTGGTGTTTTTCGGTGTCAAATTGTATGTTTGAAAGTTCACTATTCACATTCAATGGTGATCCATGAAAGAAGAAAGGCTTGTAAATAGGAAAAGAATCAACATCAATTGTTTCAACTCCTGAAAGACTTGGTGAAATGATGATCTGTTCATCTTGAATCATTGAAACAATAGTGAATTTCTTTCCATCAATTTCAATTGTCTTGCATGGCATCAGATAAAAAGTGTCACAAGTTTTCAAGGTGAATTCATTTGATGCACTGTCAAAAGTCCATGAATCAATCATGAATACTGGTGCAATGGATTCAACAATGCTTCTTGTTATATCAACAGCTGATTGTAGTTTCATTTAATATAGTATTTAATACGTTATTTGATCATGAAGGTAGTCCCTTATTAGATGCCCTTCATCAGCATTTGGAACTTGACTTTCAATCCATGAGAAATTAGCATCAGTTTCTGCAAGTATGTCATCAGCTAAGTTGAATAGTTTTAATTCTATAAACAATTCAAACCCTGTTTTGTATTTCACGAATAAAGCACCGCCCATCAATCTAGCTGTGTCAATATCTACTGATTGAGTAATCATAATTAACCAAGGAAGATTTTTCTTCAGTTGGTCAACTATGTTCACCCTTCTTCTGTTGCCCTCTTTTATACTGTCTTCAATCAATACTGTCTTTGGAGATAAAGTTGAAACACCAATTGTTGCATTATCTAAAAGAAACCATCTTCTTGTTTTCTCTCTATGGATCAAATCACCACTTGAATTGACAGTGTATTCAGTTTCTATTTCTAATAATTTATTAGTACCTATATTAGCGGCTTCATCATAAGTTTCAAAGAACTCTATTTTCAATAAATGACCATGATTCCAAGTTCTTCTAAATTGTAGCCTTAGTGTTAGTTCTCTTATACCAATATAATCAACTTCGTTTAAGTTTTTTGACCTCATATCCGATCTAATAAACCTATACATAGCATATTCATGATTTGCATATCCGTTTGTCATGTAAACTTCAGACTCAACACTTAAAGAATCCCTGTCTGATTTTGAAGCTATACAATACATTGCTAAGTATTCTTTTTCTTCATCATCGTAATCACTCCACGTCCCCGAATAGGCAAGTTTTAATTCACTTACAACATCATCAATTGTCATCCCTTCAGCACTATCCCAATAGTTCCCGATACACTTAACATCAGTACCACAAAGCACATATCCTTCAGTTGGTGTTTCTGTGTACTCCATTGATGGAACATCCCCTATTGGCAAGGGTTCTTTGTATAGTCTTTTTCCCATCAGTGATTATTTTGTGCATTCCATCTGTTGTCATTTGAATTCCAAGTCCACCAAATAAATGTTTTCTTTTTGACTTTTATATCCGCTGAATCAAATCTGTATGTTGCTGGTGAAGCGTTTTGATTCTTCTTGTATTTATGTTCGTGTGTGCTTACATTATGAACACCAATTGTGAAACCGTCAGGAACATTGTCAGAAAGCAAACCTTTGATGTCGACTTTCTTTGTTGAATTTACTTCAATTTTGTTGTAGTTTTCAATGTTAGGAACATTCAAATAATTCACATTACCTGTTAATGTTATTTCAAACACCTTATCAAATAAAACCGCACCAGTAGCACCACCGCCTGAAATACCTGAACCATCCAATTCAAGAAAGTCACCATTCAAAGAAATTGAAACACCGCCAATTCCCTGAATTATTTCAGCAAGATCTTCAGCTGATATTTCACCGCCTATTATTGTAGCCATTACACCCCTTCTTGATAAGTTATTAATGTAGTTTTACCATTGTTAGTGATAAAAGTTATTGCACCAGCACCTGATTCATCAGCTTTGAAGATCACTGTTAATTTTTTCTTCAATTGTATATCTTCTTTCCAAACAGGAACATCAGTTCCAAAACTAAAAAAACATTCTTCATCATCTGAATTTGATATTCTGATTGTTTTTCTGTTTGCATTTGCTGGAATCACAATTGATCCAGTATCATCAACAGTGATTTGAACCCTTGAACCCCAAACAGGAACAGAAGCTTCAGCAATTGCAATTGCAAGATTTTCAATATTCTGAATAATGTCACTCATTTACTAAGCCTTGTCAACTTCAGTTATTTGTGCATTTCCACCACCAGCAACTGAATCCCAAATTCCACTGATCACGCCTGTATATTTGTCTTCAATATAAACATCATTCTTCTTCAGTTTAACAGCGTTTGAAGTTGTTGCTGTTGCTCCATGTGCAATGTAAAGATTGCTGTTTGTATCGTTTCTGATAATCACTTGCTTTCTGTCTACATTCAAAGCAACCAAAGTAACACTTGAAACTGAAACAGCAACAGAACTTGCAACACCAGTATCACCAAGACCAAGACCATCAGTATTTGTTTTAATGTCACCAAGCAATGTGATTGCTGTGTCTTGCTTTGCTTCTTTTGACCCGTTTGTGTTTAAGGTGTCAAGCTTTGTGTTTGCTTGTTCTAGCTCTAAAGCTAAATCATCATTTGAACTTTGTATTTCTGACATTGTATTGTATTTATTTATGTATAATGTATTTCATTTACCATTGCAAACCCTGTTGCATTTGTGAAGATTCCATTCACTTCACCTCTGAAAGTGTCAATTGTTAGGTGATCACCTTTCTTTAGTTTCCAGTTGTAGTTTGTTGTTGTCACTCCTGAACCACAAAGAACGTATAAAACACCGTTTGAATTGTTATGAACTATTATTTCCCTTCTTAATGTATTAACAGCAACAAGAAGAACTTCAGTCAAAGAAGCTGGAATGTTTACGGGTGCATTATTATCAGCAAGTGTTGGTTTGACGTTTATTTCATCACCAAGTGTGATATCAACTTCAAGCGGTTGTTTTATTATTCTGTATTTTGTTAAATCAACTACTCTCATTTATGATCTGATTTTGTCGTTTAGTGCAATGTCAATTGTTCCTGTTGTTGTTCCGTTTGCGAAGTATGAAACCCTGTAATAATTCCCATGAAAGAATTCATCAGTAATTGCAAACACGTCTTCATTAATCAAAACAAATCCATCTTCAATCACATCTGAACAAATATCTTTGTCAATATAGGGAACATAATCAACCCCATTTTGTGATTGTTCAATCAAAACTTTTGGATTTCCATCAGTTCCAGTTTTTTTGATCTCCAAAAACCAGCCATAATTCAAACACTGTGAACGTGATTCAAATACTTCATCAAGACTTGCATCATGATTGTTTGCGAATATTTTTTTCGAAGGTTGTGCCATTAAAACGACCAGTGACAATAAGTTCTTTCAAGACCATTATAGTCAAGATAGTCTTCTTTATTCTGACAGATACACCATTGAATTGATTTATACGTTTCAATTGATAGATTGTATCTTGTATAAATATCATGTTCATTGAATCCAGCACTTCTTGCTGTTTCAACTCGATTTGTTTTCACTCCATTCTGTGTTGCTTTGAATGCTGAATCCCTTACATATTCGAAGTATATTAAACCAAGCAACATTTCTTTGATTCCTTCGCTTCTGATCTGATCACAGTTGTAATCTTTGCAGAATGCTTCAAACAGCTTGATGAATATTTCAGAAGTCGGAACGCCTTCAGTTAAATTTGCTTTGAATCTATCAAACAAAGTACATCCAAGAAGGTCTTGAAGAATTATCGGTTCATACTTATCAATATAAAGACCTAGTTCAGTATAGCAATTCTGACTGATTGCATACTTTCCAACAAATTCTTCTTTTGTGACTATTAATCCCATGACTACAAAAATAAAAAAAAAGCACCATCAAATGACAGTGCTTTCAAAGTTAATGATATTAACATTGCTTTTTAAACTAATTCAGCAACTTTCATTGCAACAAATTGTTCAGCTGTTGCAACGTGAACTTTCACAACGTCACCTTCATTCAGACCGTTCTTGTCTACGATCATACGAACTTCAACACGTTCATTCAATTTGATTTTCTTTCCTTTTGGAAACGCTTTTGCAACTACTTCTTTTTTAGTTACTTTCTTTTTTGCTTCTTCAGCCATGATAAAAATATTTTGTTGTTAATAATTATGAAAAACAAAGATAAAAAAAAAGCCTTACATAAATGCAAGGCTTTCTTTTCTGTATTGTATTAAGAAATTATACTTTCTCTATTGCTGTCTTGATCACTGCAATTGAATCATAAACAAATCCAACAGCTTCGTTTGATGTGATATAGTGATGATATCTTGCTGATGCTCTGAAAGTGATTAAATTCTTTCTGAAATCATCGTTTTCATATCCGAAATCAATTTCAATATCTTCATAAACACCGAAGTTTGATTTCATGAAATCACCTACTAGTAATTTACCAGCTGGAATCAAAGTTGATTCAATGATTTTCACACCGTAAACAGTACGACCATCAGCACTTGAAAAAGGTGGCAATGTGTAATGTCCATCAGTACCCTTTTGAAGATCCATTCCAGCAACATCATACGGGTTCATTACTGCATAATCAGGTGTGAATCTTTTATCAGTATCAGTTTGAACAGATATTTGTGCTATAACCGCACGAATTGCATCAGCTGTTGTTGGTGTTGTAACTGTTAAAGCTAACGAACCAGCAACGAATGCTGAAGCATACTTGTCAATACCATCAAATTGAAGACCAGCTGAACCAGTTGCATCACCGTTCAAGATTCTTTCATCAGTTTTCAATAATAAACGATCTCTCATTTTGCCATTGATTAATGATTCCATGTATGAAATATCTTTCAACATATTCTTACCAACCTTGAAAACAACAGCAACTTCTTTTGCAGCTGATATACTTGGTTGAATCTCAAAATCAGATAAAGGTTTCAAAGAACCTTCAGCAATGAATTCAGCATCACCTTCACGATTAACTTCATCAGACCATGTTAATTGAGCATTTTCAGTGTTGAATTTATTAACTATTTCAAAGAAAGTTGTTGATCTTTCAGCAATAGTCGTTAAACCTTGAATATATCCAATTTCAGGAAGCAAACCAGCATTTGCACCAGTTACACTTGTTGAAACCAACATTGTTGAAGGAACTTTCAAAGTTAATCCTGTGTTTGCTTTTTCTGCTAAACCTGATAAAGCTTCTTTATTAGCATTTAACAATTCACGCATTGACTTTGTTTTCACTTCAGAACCACCTTTTTCTTCAAGACCTTTCACTTGTAATTCTAACGCTGTGAAAGCTGATTTGAATTTGTCAAGATCAAGTTCACCTTGTTTCTTTTGTAAGTCTTCAAGTGACTTTGTCAATAATTCAATTGCTGTTGTGTCAGCTTTTTTATTGAACTTATCAACTAACTGTGATTTGATGTTCTCCATCAATTTGTCAGCTTCTTCTTTTGAAATTGCTAACGGTGCAACAGCCATAACCGCTGATAATCCAACACTTTTTGCAACATCCATTGCTGAAGCATCATTCGACATTGTACCGATTGCCATGAACATAACAATTGCAACTATTCCCAATAGGAACTTTGCTGGTGATTTTAATAATTTTTTCATTGTACTAATAATTTAATTTAATTGATTTGGTTAATAATTGTTTTTAAAAATTGAATTTTGCTGTTGTTAGTTCTGACCAGTCAACACCGTTTTCATTCGGCTTGATTATTCCTGAAGTGTCTTCAGACGGCTTCAATTCAAGTGATTTGATTGTGATTGCTAATTGATCAAAAGTTGCTTGAAGTTCTGAACCTTTTTCATCACTGATTTGTGAATTGTGAAGAATGTTGTCCAATCCCTTCATTAATTTAATAGCCTTGTTTATATCTTGTTTTGATTTCAATGACTTCATTGCAATCATTGGTGTGTTTTCATTTGCACCCCATCCAGTTAATGATGAAACTTCGAAAAGCTTTACTTCTTTAATTTCATTCACACCTTCCATGTCATTGAATTGTTCATCAACTGTGATGAATCCTTGACTGTGTTCAGTGATGATTCCTTCTGAATACATGATCAGTGCATCACGTCCACCAGTTGCTTTTGATAATTGACTGACAGCAACAGCACCGATTGTGTTTGTATAAACATCTTTAAGTTTTCCAAGCGGTGAACCTATCTCATGATTCTTGATGTGCTTCATTCTTTTGAAGTTTTCATCAATAGTTTTCTTGTATGCTCCTTCAAGAATTACATCGTTGTCAGAATCCCTTGAACCAAAATGTGCAAAGTAAAATTCAACAACACCTTGAACGCTGTCAATGTCTTTGACTGTCAATTGTGTTTTTGTGTCTGCTATGCTTTTATAATTCAAATTCATAATGAATCCTTTTTTGATTATTTTTGTTCAAAATTAAACATTATTTAGATTCATTCTAAATAACAACACAAAAAAATGGGATTTAAACTTTCAGAATACACAGACAGATTCAAAAATTTCTTCAGAACATCAAACGGTTATTACCATAAACAATCAACAATGATTGGACAAAAGGGTGCTGTATGGCTTGACACAAGCAACAAAAGATTGATCTTTGAAAGCATTCCACAAGTGAAGACAGTTGTTGAAAGAAAGTCTGCAATGTTCTCTAATATGAAGATTGTTCAGGTAGATTCAGCAACAAAAGAAGTGATTGAAAACCCACAACTTGATAAATTGCTTCTGAATCCGAATGTGATGCAAAGCCAAAATGAATGGTTGTCACAATACAAGAAACAAGAAAGTGTTTATGGAAATCAATTCATGTACAAGAACCAAGGAACACTTGAAGACCTTCCAAAATCATTGATCAACATTTCACCACTGAACATGATCCCACACTTGACAGGCAAATTCTTTGATCAAGTTGAAGTTGCTGGTATTATCAGCAAGTTTGAATTCAAACAAGGTGATCACACAATGAAGACATTTGATTCCAAGGATATAATGTGGACACGAATCACTGACCTTGATTCAATCCTTGAAGGAACATCACCAATTGATGCTTTGAAGTTTCCGATCTCAAATATTAAAGGTGCTTATGAATATAGAAATGTAATACTAACAGAAAAAGGTGCAATAGGTATTCTATCAAATGAAACAAAAGATGCACTTGGTGGAATGCCATTGAAGAAAGATGAAAAGAAGAAGCTGGAAGATGAATATTTGAACCAATATGGTGTTGGACAAGATCAAAGAAGGGTTATCTTGACAGAAGCATCTTTGAAATGGCAACCTATGACATACCCAACAAAAGACTTGTTGCTGTTTGAAGAAATTGATGAAAACTTCATGACAATTATTGATGCTTATGGACTGAATGCAAATATATTTTCAACCAAGAATGCGACCTTCGAGAATGTTAAACAATCATTGATTGCTGTTTACGAAAACACAATTCAACCTGAAGCTGATCTGTTTGTTCAGAAACTTGGTGACTTCATGAACATTGCTGAAGGAACAGAACTTGTTGCAAAGTATGATCATTTGAATGTATTGAAAGAAGATCAAGAACTGAATGCAAATGTAATGACATCAAAGATTGCTTCAATCACTCAATTAGTTGATAAGGCAATAATAACACCAGCACAAGCCCTTAAAATGGTTGAAGATTTAGTTGGAATTAAATTGACTGATTTGAATTAATCATAATTCATTATTGATTACAGTTATAAAAACATTTATTTGTTTTTCTGAAATTCCATTGCATGAAAGCTTCTTGATGAAGTCAGCATCCCTTTTGTGATTACTGGATCTTTTTAATATTATCAATGCTGTTTCTATATTGCAAGGACTGTTCATTGCAATATCACGAACAATATCACACAAATCTTTATTGTAAAATAATTTTTCTGAAATCATAATTAATTTCTTTAATTCATAACATCCAATAAAAAGCATTGAAACGCTGTTTATTTACTTGTTGTGCATAATACTAAAATAGTTTGTATTCAGTTTCTTTTATTCTTTGTTCAGCTATCTTAAAGTATTCATCATTCATTTCAACACCTATAAAATTACGGTTTGTATTTTTACAAGCTACACCAGTAGAACCACTTCCCATAGTTAAGTCAACTACTAAATCGTTTTCATTACTAAAAGTCTTAATTAAATCTTCTAATAACAATACAGGTTTTTGAGTTGGATGGTAGCCATCATAATCTTTTTTGTATTTCAGTATATTACCTTTGTATTTTTTACCCTCCCATAAGTTAAAGGTGCTTCTATATTTAGCATCTGTTTTTTTTAATTCTGAATAATCTCTTTTAAAAAAACCTGTTTCCTGTAATTGCTTATACCTTTTTTCTGTTGGCATACAAAAGTCTGTTCTTGTTTTTGATAACATATTATAAGCAACACCCCCCCCATTTCCGTAAGCACATTTTAAATAATCTCTGTTTATTTCTAAAAAAGATAATTTAGTTTTTTCAAATTCACTATAAAAATAATCTCTCAAAGGGTGCTTCCTTTCAGTATCATATAATTTGCTAAAAACTAAAACATCTTCAATATAACTTACAGGTGCTTTATTTGCTACTAAGCAATTTGCAAAGTGCATTTTATCCCAATACATATTGTAACAATGTGGTAAATTAGGTATTGCTTTACTTATTAGCTCAGTAGTAAAAGGTTGGTTAGCAGTTAGCACCATTTTACCGTTCTTTCTTAATATCCTGTTTGCTATTTGCATTATTTTATCAGTATCAATAACATTATCCCAATCGGCATTACTTAGGCGTTTATATTTTTCCATATCTCCACGCATACCTTTCACAGTCCCATAAGGCAAGTCTGTTAATATCAAATCAACACTACCACTTTCTATTTTATCGCTTTCAATTAAGCAATCGCCTTTGTATAATTTCATTCTATTTAGTTTTACTGTTAATAATCCGTACTATGCACAACAACGTATAAAGTGCATTAAAACGCACCTTATATAATGCGTTATCAAAACACCGCCTCAAAGTAATAACCTCCCAATTATTTTTAAGACCTTCAAGACGGTGATTGATTGATTTCACCACATGAGCCAGTTCCAACTTTTTGTTACTCAC